TGATCCCAGAAAAGCTCGTTCTGGAGCTCCTCGTCGATATCCTCCCAGGCGACGCGGGCGACCACCCCGTCCACCCGGGTGATCTCGGCCTGTTTCGTAACCGTGCGGGCGCGGATCCGCTTCAGGTCCTCGGCGGTGAGAGCCCGCAGCTGGACCCTTCCGCCGCCTTCCATATCGAACCAGACACCCTGCCTGTCCTCGAGATCGAATACCGTCATGGATTACGAACCGACCCTTTCCATGGCCTTCGCCGAGATCCTGCACTTGAAGCTCGTCGTCGCCAGACCATTCTTGATGAACTTGATGGGCGCCACTTCCGTCAGGATGAGCTCGCCGCCGGCCCCCACCCGCCAGAAGTGGTTCGTATCCTCGTAGAAGTAGAGGTTCGTAAGCCCCTTGCCCGACGTGGCCAGCGAGTTGAGCATGACCTGGCCGTTCGTGTCGTCCGGATCATAGTTGCCGGAAAAGGTGATTTCACCGGCGTCCGCGATCCCCGCGTTTTTCCATTTCTTCACCGTGTCGCCGAAGGCGGTGTCCTCCACCACGTCCGGCACGAAGCCGCTCATGGACCATTCTCCGATCCCGGCGACCGTCACCGAGCCATACATCACTTTTGCTAATCTGCCGCCGATTGATGCCATTTCAACACCTCCCAAAGATTTTATGCTACTGCCGTTTTATCGCGAGGGGCGCCCATGACCGTCGAGTCGATCCGCGGCGCTCCCGGGAACCGCCCGTGGAGCCACTTCCAGCGCGCCTGAAAATCCGCATCGGGAAACCAGCTAAAGGGTCTCATGCAGTAGTGCTCGGCGAAGGCGTCCAGCACCCACGCCGTGCCTCTCTGCTCCCAGGCCTGCAGGACGCACATCGTCCCGTAGAGATCGAATCCGTCCAGGCGCTCGTCGAAACGGAAACCTTTCTTGAGATTGACGATGATGCAGCACTCGTCGAAGCAGGAGGCGGGGTGCGGAAACTCGTGCATCTCCGACGTGTTGAACTGCGGGGCGATCCGCATGTCGTGCAATTTCCCGCAGATATTCCCCTGCATGTCCTTCCCGATGATGCCCGCGACAATCCACGAAGGAGGAAGCTTCGCCACCTGGTCGCGGACCTGGTCGACCCATCCCTGCCGGAAATGCATGTCCTGATGGGCGAGAACCCCGATCTCGGCCCCTTCGTTTTCCATCGCCGCCAGGAGGCGGTTCAGGCCTTTCGTCGCGCTTTCCGGGTTCATCAGGATATGCGCCTTGCCCTCGATGCCGCTCTGCCGGAAACACATGTCCAGGCGCTGGATGTCGTTCACGAGGACACCGAAGGCGAGCACAGAGCCGGGATCGATGATCTTCCGGGCGATCATCGGCGCGTTGCAGTTGCCTTCGGTCCAGCTCCGAAGGCGATCCGAGTCCCGCGGTTCGTATTTCGCAAGCTCAGCCTCGATCCACTCCCGCGTTACGGGCCGACGGTAACGCCGGCCGGAGAAATTGTGTTTGGCGAGCTCGGCGACGTTTTCCAGGGTGACATAGCCGTCGCCCAGGGCGCCGATGTAGGGCCTGTTGTCGGCCACCAGAACGGGTTTCCCCATCATCATGGACTCCAGGGCGCCGCGGCCGAGGCTGATCGCAAGATCCGCCCAGGCGATCTGGCCCTCGATGGGTTTTGCCAGATCGGAATATCGCAGCTCGTAGCGAGCCGCAAGGTAGGCAAACGGATCGTCCTTAACGGGCTCGCGGCGGATGACGAGGATCCGCCGGAGATCGGCGCCCGGCCTGACCTGGTCCAGGACCGGGATGGGCTGCGGGATGACGACGCTCTCGATGCCGCGTTTGAGGTTCGCCGCCCGCACCTCCTCGCTCACGGCGACGTAACGGTCGGCGCCGGCGACCATGTGCTCGTCCGGGATCAGCCCGTGCGCGATGTAGACCTTTCGCGACGGATTTCGCCGGATCGCCTCGAAGCGCTCCGGATGGCTGCAGAGGATGAGATCCAGAGGCATCGTGGAGAACTTCCCCGGGTCCGTCGTCTCGATCACCTCGTGGCCGAGCGCCCGCAGCGTGTCGATGAGGCAGCGCATGTAGCGGCTCGAGCCGCCCTCAACGTAGGCCCCGGAGATGTAGCGCGCCGTCACCAGAATCCTCATGCCGCCCTCTTTCCTTTCTTGCGGATGACGATGGCAAAGCCGTTGCCCACCTTGTCGTCCGGATCCTGAACCTCCACGAGCTCCCAACCGCACCCATAATCGACGACCGTGCTCGAGGAATCGAAAAAATAAAAGAGCCTCTGCGCTTCGACCCATCCCTCATAACTGAACTCCGCGTCTGTTCTCCCTGGAAGGATGTAGTCCCGCCAGTTTTGTCTATCTGACAGATTCTTCCATAAGGTTTCCGGATTCGACATTCTATTTCTTCTCCGTCATGATCGAGTAGTCCACCGCCCAGTGCCGGATCCCTGCGGTTCCGTCCGGCGCGGTCACGTCCTCGCGCATCGTCGTGAGGTTCTGCCGCATCGTCCAGATATGGTAGTTAGCCGTGATGGGCATCACGCTCCAGTCGAGCAGGGTCTTGAGGTCCGCGTACATGCTCGCGATCTCCGCAACTCCCGGCGAGATCGAATAGAGCGAGAACTGGATGATCGTCTCGTCGAGATAGTCGAGGAACGTATCCTCCGGCGTACCCGTCACGATCGAGAAGACGACGTAGGGATATTCTGTGCCCTGCGGCGCCTCGTCGTAGAAGATCCGGCCGCCCACCCTGGAGGAAAGGGCCGAGCCGGCGATTCTCGTCATGACGGCGGCGAGGAGATTATTCATGGTGTTTCCTCTTCCATCTCCACGAGTTTGTATCTCTTAAGAATAGAGAAATCCTCTCTTGCATCATTTTCCTCTGGAAAAGTTTCAGCTTCGATCATAACGATCTTGCCTACTTCAAAATAAATTGTGAGTTTTCTGCAATTTTTAAGGCCGAAAGCGTCCGTAATTTCTTTTCCAATATCATCTGACATTACTGTCATTTAAGCCGCCTCCTTGCAAAGGATGTCCAGCCAGCGGTGGGCCGTGTTCGGATCAATGATGCTCACGATATTGAAATAGCGTCCCCCGAAGGCGATGCGCCACGACGGGCGCAGTACCGAACGGTAGCGGATGCGAATGCGGTGCGTCACGGTCATCCCCATTTTGCCCGCCTCGATCGTCTCGGCGGCGCTTATGGGCCAGATCGCCGCCCAGACCGTCGCCGTATCGACCCAGGTCACGACAAAGCCTCCCATTCCGTCGGGGACCTTGGAAGGTATCTGCAGGGCGATGCGCTTGTTCAATTCACCGGGACTCGTGTTCGGGTTCAAAACTCCTCCCAGAGGCGCCAGGGCGCCAGCAGCCGGTCGATGGCGGGCTTGAGCGCATTGTGCCGGTCGCCGTGGTAGTAGGCCGCCTCGGCGATGAATTTCACCGCCCGCTTGATGTTCTTCGGAACCTTATCCGCCGCGGTCCATCCGCAGACAAAGCGGACCTTGATCGGGTTTACCGGGTAGAGTCTCCCCGACGGCCAGGACGATCCGGCCGGCAGAACGACACGCCCGCACTGGTCGCCGTTGGTCTCGACGAGGTAATCCGTCGTGACGGTCAGCGTCGTCTCGGTGCCGGCGGCGTCTTTCCAGGAAACAGCCGTGACGGATTGCAAGCATCCGAAGGGAAGGACGATGGCGCCGCCTTTCGGCCAGTCCTTGAGGTAGTAGTCCCAGGTCTGGGTGAGCAGGCGACGGCGGGTGATCGCCTCGACCGCTTCCCGGCCGTCGACGATGAGGTCCATCAGGTCGTCGTCTTCGACCGTCGTGGCGTCGTTTACGATCACGTCGGCCCCGAACTGGCAGGTTGCTCCCAGCACATTGGCCGCGACCCGGATGTAGCGTTTCGTCCCCGTGTAGGCCTTTTCCTGTACGGCGTTTTCGTTTGCCGCTGTGACCTGTTCAAAGGCCCCTAAAGTTACGTCCGCCCAGGCCGCTCCGTCGTCTGAGTCCTGGATCTTCGCATCCACCGTGCCGCCCGCTCCGACGGCGCCGGCGTTGAGATTCACCACCGCCTGCCTGCCCAGGACGTCGGCCGCCTCGCCGATGAGGAAATAGCCGGCCGCAAAGACCGGGTGCGCCGGGCCCTGGTCAGCCGCAATCGTGCCGTTCGAGAGGACCTCGCCAGGGGTGAAGGCCCCCGAGCGGTCGCGGACGTAGTAGGTTGTCGCCGTGAGGACCTGGACAATGACACAGGTCTCGTGGCTGGTGTCGCCGGTGATCGTGTCGCCTGCCGCCCATCCGGCGCCGCCGGGCGCCACGTCGAGCGTCATGAGCTCGTGGATGCCGTGGCTTCCGGGGGGGATGCTGGGCACCGTCGTCAGGTTTCCCGCGAACGTCTCCGAGTCCACCCGCAGATGGGTCTTGAGCTCCGCCAGGGTGATGGGCTCGATTGTCGGGGCCGTGTAGAGTTGAGCTTTCATCATCCGCCCTTTCTGTTCGGGCGGACCGGATAAGGAGGTAAACTCCGGTCCGCCCCGTCGCAGAGAGAGTAAAAGGGTTATTTCTTTGCCTCGTAACAGCGCACCGTCGCCTCGAGCTGCAGGGCGTACTCGACGACCGCCAGGTAATCATCGAGAAGGACGGGCGTCGTCTTCGGCTCCGCCAGCAGCGGGCGCGGAGGCGCCGGGCAGTATTTCGGGGGCTGCTCGATCACCTGCGGGATCTGGACGGTGGATTTTCCCCCGCAGGCCGCCATCGTTAAAATACAGAGTGATGTCGCCAGCCACTTTCCGGTATTCTTCATGGAGCACCTCGCATTCCCGCGGCGATTCCTGCAATTCGAGGATCCTGCGCCTGAGCTCGTCGGCCCCCGCCGCAAGCAGGCGCCACTCCTCGGCCTGGAGCCGGATCGCCGCCAGGTTTCGCTTCAGTGACTCGATGATCGAGTTTGCGCTCGAAATCTCGGCCTTGAAGCCCTCGACGTTGGTCTCGCACAGGGCCAGCGTTCCAGAGCACTTCATCGCCTTGTGCTTCTGCACATCGTAGGCAACCCATGTCGCGGCCAGGGCGATGCTAAGGACCGCGATCAGCAGGTGCCTGGGATTGAGGATCAGAGTCAAAATCTTTGCCATTGCTCTGACACCTTTCGGCATGGGGTCCGCGCGCCATGGTCATCAGGGCGCTCGTTTTGTCCGCGCTTCCTCTCGTCGAGCCGAAAAAGTACATCATGACCATGCCCAGAGCCGATGAAAGTGCCCCGAGGAGCATGAACACGGAGCCCGTGCTGTCCTGCATCGGGGTCGGCGAGAATGACAACTTCATGAGGTACACCGTGATGATCAGGTAGCTGATCACGATGGAGTAGGCCAGGATGTATTGATGGATGAACTTCATTGCTTTATACCTTCACACCCATCTTCGCGAGGACCGCCTTGACCTTCTCCTCGAGCTTCAAATCATCGATTTCCGCCCGCAGCTTCTTTTCCTTCTCGTCGAATTCGGCCTTGACCTGCCGGTAGATATTGTCCATGAGCGCCGGGTTGTTGCGCCAGATAAAAAACGACGCGATGGCCGCGACGACGGCGCCGGCGATAAAACCGGGAAGCTGATCCACAATCCACATGATAACACCTCCTGTAATAACCGCCGCTATAACACACGCTATAACACCCGCTATAACACCCGCTATAACACACGCTATAACACCCGCAAGTCGACAGGGGCCAGCGGCGGGGTGAAATCGAAAAAACGGGTCACGCTCGCCGGATCGGAGATATTGCCATCCGCATCGGCGGCCGCAACCCACAGGGTCCACGTCCCTTCGGTGAGCGGTATCTGGCCGGGAAGCGCGTAGACGTAGTCGCTTTTGTCCGGCACGGCCGGGATGACAACGTGCGGCATGTCATAATCGAAAGGCGGCGCTTCTCCCGGCGCATAATAGAGATAAAATTCGGCGACCCCCTGCCCGGCGTTCGGGTCCGTCCAGGCGATGCTCTTCATTGCGATTCTCATGGTCTCACCTCACTTGATGATGACGGGCGAAAGACGCCAGAAGACGCCCCAGGGCCGCGTCTGGGTCCGGCCGTCAGCCCCGGTGACG